AATCTAAAGACATTATGTGGGCGATGTTAAAAGAGCTAGGTGAAGATTTGATCGTTGCTGCTCATGAGAACACTGCTGTATTAACGCTTGTAAACGGTAGGAAGATCTATTTGAAAGGATCTGATAGACCTGATACATTGCGTGGTGTTGGTTTGGCTTATGTTGTACTAGATGAGTACGCTTCTATGAAACCTAACGTGTGGGAACAGATTATTCGACCTACTCTTGCGGACGTTCGTGGTGGTGCTATGTTTATTGGTACTCCAGCAGGTAAGAATCACTTCTATGACGTTTATCAAGATGCAATGAAGCTAGATGACTGGGAAGCCTTCCAGTTTAACTCAACTGATAACCCGTTTATTCCTGATGATGAAATTGAAGCTGCAAGAGACTCTATGTCGTCTATGTCATTTCGTCAAGAGTTTGAAGCATCCTTTGAAACCTTCTCTGGTGGTGTGTTTAAAGAGGAATGGTTTAAAACAGCAGAAGAACCAGAAGAGGGGTCGTATGTTATTGCTATTGATCCTGCTGGATTTGAAGCTATTGAGAAAGAACGTAATTTGAAACGATCAAGACTTGATGAAACTGCTATTGCTATTGTTAAGATAGATAGAGACAAGTGGTGGGTTAAAGATATACTACATGGTCGTTGGAATATCAAGGAAACAGCTAGAAAGATACTTACATCTGCGGTAATTGTTGAATCTTCGACTGTTGGTATTGAAACTGGTTCGCTGAAGAACGCTATCTTGCCTTATTTAGAGGATGAGATGCGAACACAAGGTCAATATGTATCGATTATTGAGATGAGACATGGTGGTAAGAAAAAGGCTGACAGAATTGTATGGTCTTTACAAGGTAGAATGGAACATGGTCAAATATCGTTCAATGAAGATAGAGATTGGCGACCGTTTATCTCTCAGATGGTTGATTTCCCTAATAGATTATCACATGATGATATGTTGGACGCTCTTGCGTACATTGATCAAGTGTCTGTTGCTGATTTCGCCCACACAATCGAGCTTGAAGACGATTGGCAGCCTGAAGATGAGGTCGCAGGATATTAAATATAAAGAAAGTCTCCTTTTTAATTGCGTTTATGATATATTACGCCTAAATTCCTAGAGAAATCAAACACTTATGTTCGATCAGAAAGAAACTCAGTATAAAGCTCTAGCATCTTGGCTTACATATAGACTAGAAGGATGGCGTGATCATCGTGATATGAACTATGTTGATAAGTGGGATGAATATTACCGACTTTGGCGTGGTATCTGGGTTGGTTCAGACAGATTACGCTCTTCAGAGAAGTCAAGAATCATATCTCCTGCTTTACAACAAGCGGTCGAGGCATCAGTTGCTGAATTAGAAGAAGCTACGTTCGGTCGTGGCAAGTGGTTTGACATTCAAGACGATATGTTGGACACAGATCCTTCAGATGTTGAGTACATTCGTAACCTATTACAAGAAGACCTTGAAAAGACTGGTGCTAAAGACGCTATCTGCGAGGTATTCCTTAATGCTGCTATCTACGGTACTGGTATTGGTAAGATTGTTGTTGAACAGAACATAGAAAGAGTGCCATCGGAAGAACCTGTAGAAGGAACGATGACTACAACTCGTACATTAAAAGAAATTCCATCAATAGATGTGAAAATCGAGCCTATTTCTCCTAAGGAGTTCTTAATTGATCCATCAGCTAACTCTATCAAGGAAGCACTTGGTTGTGCGCATGAAGTTATTAAGCCGAGACATCATGTTGTGTCTGGTATTAAGTCTGGTATTTATCGTGATGTTCCCCTTGATGGTGATTATGACACTGTTCGCTTTGGCTTCGACCCTGAAGTTAAGCAAGCTGACGAAGGCGATTCGGTTAAGATTACCGAGTATTGGGGTTTAGTACCTAAGAGATTTTTAACTAAATCAAAAGATCAAGACGACTTTGAGTACACTAATAAAGCTAAAGATGAGCTAGTTGAAGCAGTTGTAACGATTGTTAATGACGAATATATCCTTAGAGCTGAAGAAAATGCGTTTATGATGAAGGATAGACCTTTCATTGTCTACCAGCATGACATTGTTCCTAATAAATTTTGGGGCAGAGGTGTTTGTGAGAAGGGTTACAACCCTCAAAAAGCACTTGATACAGAGATGCGAGCTAGAATCGACTCTCTTGCCCTAACGACCACTCCTATGATGGCAGCAGATGCGACCAGATTACCAAGGGGTGTAAAGTTTGAGGTTCGACCAGGTAAGACTATACTAACGAATGGTGATCCAAGACAAGCTATCATGCCTCTGACTTTGGGAACTACAGACCAAAATACTTATACCCAGGTCGCCTCATTACAAAACATGATACAGATGGGAACTGGCTCTGCTGACCTTGGTTCAGCCGAAAGAGCTACTTCTTCTGGTATGTCAATGACTCAATCTGCATCAATTAAGCGTCAAAAGCGTACTTTGATGAATTTCCAGAACACTTTCCTGATCCCAATGATCAATAAATCAATGTGGAGAAAGATTCAGTTTGATGTTGATCGCTATCCAGTAGCTGATTACAAGTTTGTACCGTATTCAACTATGGGAATCATGGCTAAAGAGCTAGAGATGACCCAAATGGTGCAAATGCTTCAGGCAGTACCTAAAGATTCACCTGCTTTCGATGTTATTTTGTTGTCAATGATACAAAACTCATCAATGCACAACAGAGATCAGATTGTTCAGCAACTTATGCAAGGTAATCAGCCTAATCCTGAAGCTCAACAGATGGAACAAGCTCACATGCAGTTACAGATGCAACAAGCTCAAGCTGATATTCAGAAAACTGTTGCTGAAACTGAAGAAGAGAAAGCCAAGGCTGCTAAGTGGTACGCTGAAGCTCAAGAACTTGCACCTAATGAGATTAAGATTCAAGAAAAGGTACTTAAATTACAGAAAGATTCTATTGCATTAGAGAAAACTAAAGCTGATATTCAGAATAAGAACTCTGAAACAGCTAGAAACTTCCCTGAAGTGGATCACTTGAAGTCTGAGACTGCTTTAAACATGGCAAATGCCAGAAAGATTGCACAAGAAACAGAAATTAATAGGTTTGTTCAATGAAGTCAGATGAGCAATTCTTAAAAGATAGAATAGAATTATTCGAAGCAGAAGGTTGGCTAGACCTAATGCAAGAACTAGAAACCATTGAAGATAATACTCGAGACATTGAGACTATCAACAATGAGCAGGCTCTTTGGGATGCCAAGGGTCAGTTGAAGGTACTAGGCTATTTACTTAGTTTGGAATCTGCAACTACAATAGCCGTGGAACAATCGGGAACGACTCCACATTAATCAAACTTCACAATCCTGAAGAGGACGGAGACCAAAGGTATGAGTATAGTAGTAGATGTAGCACCCGAAGGTGTAGGCGAACAGGTAACAGAAACTCAAGAAATTACACAAGAGGTTCAGCAAGAAGAAATTCAAGCAGAGCCAGAATATGTAGTTCCAGAGAAGTATGCTGGGAAGTCATTAGAGGATGTGATTAACATGCACCAAAATGTCGAAAGGGCGTTTGGTTCACAAGGTCAGACAGTCGGAGATCAGCGTCAGCTAATCGAACAACTTATGTCCAAGTCACAGGCTGGTCAAACTGCTGAGACAACAGAAGAAAATGTCAGTTTTGAAGATAATTTTTACGATGACCCTGCGAAAGCAGTTAACTCAGCGATAGAAAATCATCCAGAAATTGTCAAAGCTAGAGAAGGTAACGTTAAGTCAGCCCAAAAAGCTAATTTAACACAGTTAGAGTCAACTCATCCTGATTTCATGGATGTTATTGGTAATAGCGACTTTCAAAAGTGGGTGGGAGAGAGTGGTATTCGTACCGAGCTGTTCCGCAGAGCCGATGCTAATTATGACTTCAACTCTGCAAATGAATTATTAGGTACTTGGAAGCAAATTTCAATGATCGATAAGACACAAGCAGTAAATAAGGCTGAAGAAAATAAGAGAAAGAAGGCAATGCGACAAACCAGTTCAGAGACTCGATCTTCAGGAGATTCTGTTGGTGGTAAGAAGATGTATCGTAGGAGTGATTTAATCAACCTACAAGTG